AGTTAATACCTCATCATTACTATGTAGTAAGAATTGGTCATCATCAGAGAACATTAATAAGGTATCTTCTGTAGCTATTGAAGTACGTAGTGTTGTTGAATTAGTTGTAGCAACTGCAATATCAATAGGTCCGTCATCTAATATATTCTGTAAGCTTCTCACATAGAGTCCACCATATTCACGTATAGTACTTAAGACTACTGTGTTGTTAGCAATGAACCCTAATCTATTCTTATAGAAGAACATATCATTTAGCTTACTACCAACAAAGGAAGGGTCAGGGTTAGTATCTAATGAACCAACTTCTCGTTCTTTCCATAATGATGTAGCTGTTACTGTCTTACCATCTGCTGATACTTCATTGTATTCATTGAACTCAAATTTAGGTGTAACACCATCTGTGTCTACGAGTCTGAAGAATACATGAGGCATAGTACCAGTATCTAATCCAACACTAATTCCCGGCTCTGAAACTTCGTCCCATGTAGAGTCGGCGTTATTATAACGTAACCAATAGTCATCTCTCGTGTCACTAGTATTACCTGTAACCCTAACAATAAAACCATCTAATGCTACAGGTAGTCTAGAAGGTAAGTCGTCTGCATTTGCGATAGTCTTCCATACACCAACTGATGCTGTACTACCTGCTGTATCTTCCCAATCCCATTCTGTAGGAGTCGTTGTTTGATACACAAATGAAGAGTCGGCATCTGCTGTCCACGAAGCGTCTTTACTTGCTAAGTCTGTCGCAATTTTATCAGCACTAAGTCTATCAATAGCTGTCTCTCCGGGTCTAGTCTCTGAAATACCTTCTGAGGACTTCCCATTAAGAGTATACTTATACCCTTTGATTAAAGACCCTGAATTAGTATCAACTGTTCTTTGTTCAAGCGTTACTTGTGTAACTTGCTTAATCCAATAGAAAGCTTTAGACTCATAATCTGCTGTTGGTAGTGTGTTGTTTGTGGAACTCTCATCAGTCTCTATCGTCATATTTAGTACAAACGTATAGTCACGTAGTGTAAGACATTTAAATGCCTCTCTAGCTGTAACACCAATAGGTATCTTTAAATAGTCGTCTGTACCTGTCCAATGCTTGGTAGTATCATTAACATTATATACATGCCAAGTACCTAAAGCATCTCCATCAATAACAATAAGATACTGTTCATCACTATTACCTCTATCATATGCATACGTAAATGCATTGGAGTCTATAGCGGGTAAACCTACTAATGACTCCATTGTTGTAATTGGGTTTCTACGAAGTATACCTCTAGTAATAGATGGTACACAATTTATCATTTCTTGTACTTGACCCTCACGTCTTCCTTCTTGGTACTGCTCTGACACACCCATAATAAGGTTATCAAGGGTCTTATTAACGAGTGCTGTTGCCATTATAGTCTCCCTTTACTTCTAAACATTGCCGGTCTAAGCTTAGAGTTATTAGAACGAGTAGATACTCTATCATTCTGAATGTTGTAAGCTCTTGATTGTAGTTGTCTACGTTGTAGTCTTGTATAGGCATCAGCCTCTCTAGTTGTAGTGGTACGTGTTAAATCAGGCGCACCAATAACAACCTCTTGAAACTTCCTCGCCGCTCTTGCTGAGATATACTCATAAGCTTCAGGTGGCAGGTTTTCATAATCAATAAGCCAAACAACATCGGCTTCAATGTAATCAGGTTCAATTATGTAAGTCTGTTTTTCATTATCATATATTGCACTATTCTTATCCATATATCTATTAGAGAATATTGTATCCACTCTAAGTGTATTTGGTGGTAGTGCTATTTTATTTTCTACATCTTTATACAACTTAAAGTTATAATCCAAATTAAAGTACCAACCTATTGATTGTACTTCTATCATTGTTTCTGCAACTATTCTACTAGCTGTCTCACCATCTGTACCTAACGCTAAGGAGTCTATTAAAGTACCGACAGGATAAGGAACTTCACCAATACTCAATAAACACCTATTAACCATATCTAGCCTATTCTTAGGATATAAAGTCCCATCAAGAAATATTGTTGCCATCTAATTGCCTCCTCTAAAGCCATATTCTTTGTGGTGTAGTCTATGACAGCACGCACACATAATAACACATTTCTGTGCTTCTTCAAGTACTTTTTTTAGTGAGTACCCTCCTGTTAATAATGCCCCTATTGTTGCATCCTTATCAGTATTATCTAAGTGGTGAAAGTCAAAACATACTAAAGTATCTTCAGTCACTTCTTTATCACACGTATCACATCGTCCGCCCAGCATTTCTACCGCTAGCATCTGCTTCTTAATGGCAGAGGCTTTCTTCCACTCTTTTAATTTATTTCTATCTCTAGCCATTATAGCTCCTTTCGTGTTTTAATAACATAATAATATCCCCCGAAGGAGATACTATATATCATTAGTCAGCGTTGACTATGATAAGACCTGTAGGGTTAAGTGCACCCATTCCCATCGCATAGAACGATGTTAACTGATACCCTAGTCTACGGAAGTCGTAGTTTGCTTCAGACTGAAGGTCCATAGCTTTAACAACACCATACACATCTTTAGTATACATCAAACCAATAAGCTTAGTCGCATTGATACCTGTACCTAGAGATTGGTCAGTCTTGTCAAGGTGGTTAGTCCAACCTAGTTGGAAACCTGCTACGTTTCTAATCTTACCTGTGTCGATACCACCGTTAGAAGTAGTATAGTCTTGGTTAACACCTCTTGTAGATTGTACAACATTGTAGTAATCTGTCGGTGCTACGAACACACAAGGTTCACCTGATACGTCTCTCTCGTTAAGAGTTGAACGTGCTTCAAATAGTCCTGCCACAATAGCATTACCTTTAGCTTCTGCTGTAGTCGCCGCAGTATAACCTGTACATACTACTACCGCCGCCGCTGTCTGACCATTCGTTAGAGGAGTCATTGTACCTGCATCGTGAGTAATACCATAGAAGATATCTTTATCAATTTTAATTGACAAGATTTCACCTGACTGTGCAGACATCTCTGAACGTAAGTCGTACTGTGCCAACTTGTTGTCTAGGTCATCTGAGAAGTGAGAGTGAACATAACGAGTATCAACTGTGATTGTTACCTCATCATTTGCAAGTAACTTAGATACTACTTCCTCACCTCTTGCGTGTGTTTGGATATCACCTTCTACAGCCTTACCTGTTACGATGAACTGAGATGTCTTACCACCTGAGATTTCACGTACCTTAACTGTACCCATTGCAACGTTCTTTTCTCTGAACGCCTTAATTACCTCGTTTGTATACAACTTGAGGGCTGTTGCTCTGTTTGCGTCCTTATTATGTAACGCGGCTACCATTGCTGCCATTTTAATTCCTTAAATATAAATCTTTTCTCACGTACATAAGTACGAACCTAATGCCTATGTCAAATTAATTTGAGTTATCCATCATCTGTTATCTCCTTAGAGAATGCATTTAGGGCTCGTTACAGATAGAGAGTAAAGGAGACAAAATCTCTCTACCTGTAACCAACCCTAAAGGGATTGGCTTAACTAAAGTTTTTACTTCTAGCTAGTTTCTTTTCTACAGCTTCAGTATAGGACCTGTCGTTACCATAACGAGGGTCTGCCATATCTTTCTGTAGTTCGTGTTGGGACGTGTACCCTTTGACGGCTGTGAACTGACTCTCATTCGTATGAATAACGTCACCACCTTCGTTACCTGTAGATGCTTTAAACCTACCGTACATATCTTTTAGCATTACTTTCTTAACATAGTCAGAAGCGTTAGCGAATTCAGTTGTGAACTGTACTCTTTCTTCATCTACTACATTTTCAGTTGCCCAAGCTTCCATAGCTTGATAGTTTTCAAGTCCTCCAATAGCTTCCACTACTGCATTAACTTTCTTATTCTGTCTGTACTGCTCAAACTCAAGTCTCTCTTGAATATCCTCACGAGAATAGCCCGCGTCTTCAAGTTCTTTAAATGAGTCTTCACTGAGTTCACCTTTTTCAACAAACTCTTGGTAGTACTTATTAGGTTCTTCAACCTTAGGTGCTTCATCAGCAGGTGGTTGGTCAGAAGGAGGAGTATCATCTGCCGGTGGTTGTTCACCCTTAGCTTTCATTCTCTCTAACTCAACATATGCTTTTGCTATATCTTCTGCTGACTTACCTGCAAACTTATCAGGTATTACAAACTCACCCTCATCTGATGGGAGTGAGGTATCTTCTACCTGTGGTTGCGTAGTATCACCTTCAGGTCCAAACTCAAGTTGCGGTATCGCATCACCTTGTTCCGACGGCGCGCCATTCGGTGCTCCTTCTACTATTACTTCATCTGCCATTTTATCTCCTTTTACCTATTACTTACTTGCCGAAGCTTTTTTAGCTTTAGCATCTTCTGCTTTACGCCATTTTGTATATTCTGCTACTGATTTGAAAATCATAATTATCCTTTATTTAAATAGTTGTTCCAATGTCTTAAACATTGCATCACCGAGACCGTCTTTATCAAGTCCACCTAAGCCTGCTGAACCATACTTATTAGCACGCTTCTCTTTTTCATAGTCCTGAGCCTTCTGTATTTTGTTAGGCTTAGGTTTTGTTGGTTGTTGTTTTTCTACGGTCTTAGAAGGTCTGTTAGCCCTAAATAAAAGACTATCATAGTTACCTTCTCTTGCGAGTGTTTCTTGATATTCTTTAATAGATGCTAATTTCTCTGCCTTCTTTTTCTCGTCAATCTGTTTCTGAAAGTAAGCCTCAGCTTCTTCCATTGAACTAAACTCAGGCATTGTTAGCCTCCTGCTTCTGAGCCTCAAGGTCTACATTCTGTCCGTGTTCTTGAGCCCTCATAGCTTGTTCAGCTTCTATCTGAGCTTGTCGCTGTGCTTGTTGTTCAGCCTGCACTTGTTCATCTGACTTAACTATCTTATCTGCGTCCATACCTAATGATGCCGCGACTTGTGAGAAGTACTCACCCATATTGAGATAAGTAGCCATAGCGTCAGGACCGAATTGTGTAATAGCTTGTACCATAGTATTAAGGTTCTGAAAGTCTCTTTCTCTACTGATAGCTGAGATACCTGTTGTAATACTAACATCTGTTATAGCCAACACCTTAGGTGCTAGTTCAT